TTTAATTGAGTTTCCTTGGGAGAATGATAATCCAAAACCAACTAAAAGAAGTTTGACAGAAGTTGACAAGTCAATTTTTGACAAATGGGATAAAGACTAATAATGGCAAATGCAGCGCAGTTAAATCTTAAACTTGGTATTGATGTTTCAAGCCTTTCCCGTGAACTTGGCAAGTTGGAAAGTCGCATGAGTAAGTTTGGATCACAGATGCAAAACATCGGTAGTACAATGACGCAGTCATTAACCCTGCCATTGCTTGGAGTCGGTGCAGCTTCATTGAAAGCATTTGCTGATATGGAAAAGTTAGAGAAGGGATTAACTGCTATTATGGGTAGTAGTGAACTTGCAAAAGATGAAATTGTAAAATTAAGAGAAGTTGCAAAATTACCAGGTTTAGGTTTAAAAGAGGCAGTTCAAGGAAGTGTTAATTTACAAGCAGTAGGATTAAGCGCAGAGGAGGCTAAAAATACTTTAATGGGTTTTGGTACTGCTTTAGCTGCTACTGGAAAAGGTAAAGTTGAATTGGAGGCAATTCAATATCAGTTAACTCAAATGATTTCTAAAAATAAATTATTAGCAGAAGATTACAAAGTAATTCAAAGTAATTTACCGTTAATGGCAAAAGGTTTAGAGGCTGCATTTGGAACATCTAATATTGAAAAAATAAGGGAAACAGGTATTAGTGCTAAAGAATTTGCTTTAAGATTAGCTGAAGGTTTATCTATATTGCCTGAAACACAAAATGTAACTGGAGGTTTAGCAAATTCATTTGAAAATTTAAGTGATAATATTTTTATTGCTTTATCAGATTTTGGAAACACTATAAATAAATCTTTAGAACTTGAAAAAGTTTTTACAAAAGTATCTGATAAAATATACGCTTTTGTAGAAGGATTTAAAAGACTTAAACCAGAGGTACAAAGTTTTATTGTGTATTTTGGATTAACTATTGCAGCTATTGGACCTGCTATCTTTATAATAGGTAAATTAATTAGTACATACGGTGCTTTAGCTGGAATTTCGAAAAAAGTAGTTGATGCATTTAAAGATATAAGAAAAGCTATAACCTATCTTGCATCTAATCCGCAATTATTAATAATTACTGCCGCAGTAGCTGCTCTTGGTGCGGTTGCATTATACGTTTATGATAATTGGAAAGCATTTCAAGATAGGTTTAAAAATATATGGATAAATATTAAAAATTCAATAGGAGAATATATTGCAATAGTTTTAGGTAAAGTTGATAAATTACAAAAAGCATTAGGATTAAATTTATTTAATTTAAAAGGTCTTACTACCTATCAAAAAGAACAAAGAATTGTAGCCACAGAATTTAAAACCATTGGAGAAACTGTTGATAGTTTAAAAGGTAAACTTGGTTCTCTTTTTATGGTTGACGCAAAATCAAAAGGAAAAGGATCTGGTATAATTGATGATAAAAAAACAGATGATACTGATAATACACCTAATGCAGATGCAAAAATTGATAAAAAATTATTTGCTTTTGATTCATTTAAAACACTAAATGAATTACAAAAAGCTAAAGAAGAATTAGATAAAGCGGTATTAACAGATGTTGCGCCTAAATTAAGAGAACAATTAGGTATAACTGAAGGAGGTTTAATTTCAATGAAAAACGCTGCAAATGATGTTTTGGCATTAGGAGAAAGATTAAAAAATAACCCTCCAGAAATGGCAAAACCTTTTTCTGATGCTGATGCTGCAGCTTTTAAATTAGAAGAAAGAGTTAATAGATTAGCTGATAGTTTTGAAATTTTAAATGTTGGATTACAAAATATAGTAGATGGTACTTTAAATGATTTAGCTATAGGTTTTGGTGATGAATTAGGAAAAGCATTAAGTGGTGCTGGATTTAGTATTTCATCATTAATAACTCCAATGGCTGATGCCTTAGCGCAATTTGGTAAGTTAGCTATCCAAACAGGTATAACTGCCGCAGGTATTAAATTAGCATTAAAACCTCCTATAAATCCTGCACTTGCAATAGCTGGAGGAGTTGCTCTTGTAGCTTTATCAAAGTTAGTAAAAAGTAAAGTACCTGCACTTGCAGAAGGAGGTCTCGCAACTGGCCCTACAATGGCTTTAGTAGGAGATAACAGAAATGCAAGAGTTGATCCAGAAGTTATTGCACCTTTATCAAAATTAAAGGGAATGTTAGACGGTGGTGGCTCACCTTATGTTTTATCTACTCGTGTTAGTGGTGCAGATTTAATTGTTATAATGGAGAAAGCAAGAAATGTAAACACAAGGATAAGATAATGGCAGCAAGGTACACATCTACATTCTATTCAGAAAAAAGGCGCAAATATACTTTGTCAATAAATGACACAGTATATTCCGGTGCAACTACAAATGTAGAAATGCTTGATGCTGCAATTACATGGCAATCAGAAGTTGAAAATGGTTTAGAAAGATACGCTCCTATAATTGCCAGTAATTTTAAGTTTACAATTATAATAAATACAGTAGCAATACAAGATTTTTTAAATGATTTTTTAGTAGCAGCTGAAGGTAGATTTACCATTACTTTAATTGGTCATGATGCAGCAGACAGTCCTAATTTTTATTGGTATGGTTATATATTAGCTGATTTGGTTGAATTTGATGATGTTCCCCTTTCTGTTGGATATGCCTACACTATTAATGCAGTTGATGGCATAGGATGGCTAAAAGGTATTGATTACAAGCCAGATGGCTATGATGTTTATCAAGGTGACGATACTATTATAAATCATGTAAATAATTGCTTACAAAAACTTACATATGTTCAAGATATTTATGGCACAAGTGTAGGTATTTTAGCAACTGCGTTTAATTGGCATGAGGATTCTTGGACATATTCAACTTCTATTGATCCGCTCCTTAGAATGCGTGTAAATCATAAAGTATTTTATACCATTGACACAAAAGACAATATAACATACATGAAATGTTATGATGTCTTAAAAAGAATAATGACTCCTTTAGGAATGAGGTTTTTCTTTTCAGACAGGAAGTTTTACATGATTCAGCCTAATATGTATCTTAATAGTCCAGTATTATTATTTATATATTATTTATCAAGTACATTACAACAAGCTACAAGTTTTATACCTACTTTATTAAATGACAATTATAGCGGCTCAAATAAACTATTAAGATTTAGTGGAGGCAGATGGGGATATTATGGTCATATAAAAGATTTAGATGTTGAATATGAGCATATAGCATCTGTAAATTTATTATCTGGTAAGATATTTAACAATTTAAACACTGAATTTTTTACAGCAAAAGACCTTGATTATAATAATGATGAGGCAACTATTACTTATACATCTACAATGAAATATAGAGATAGTCAAGTAGGAAGTAGTACCATCGCTCCGCACATTGTTGAAGGTAGCTTTGTAATTGAATTAAGACCTATTGTAGTTCCGCTAATAGATTTTTTAACTGCAAATAGACCTCCAGAAATTACCACATGGACATTAGGCAGCGGATGGACTTTTTCTGATGGTGGCGGTGCTGCACTTGGTCATGCAAAAGCAACAAATGCAACAGGAGATTTGGTATATACTAATTTTACTCCTACAAATGGAGCAACTTATTATGTGAGCTTTGGCATTGAAGTTACAAGTGGTACATTAGTTTTAAAAATGGGTGGTGATACTTATAGTATTACTGCAACAGGGGAATACTACGAAAGGATTGTTTGTGTATCAACGCAACAATTAACCTTTGATCCGAGCGGAACATTTAATGGTAAAATAAATTATGTTAAAATAAATCATGTAAAATATTGGTTGAAAAGAGATGTTACATACAATGGCTTTCAACACACCTTTACTGCTCAAACTTGGGAAACTACTTTTAACTATTACAAATTTGTAATACCTGGAGGTTCTTCAATTTTGCCTGCTGCTGGTGGAACAGTCAGTAATATAATAGTAAATTGGACATCTCCAACAATGCCAGAGAGCGGAGATGTTGGAGTAAGATTTTTAATTAGTCAAGTTAGAACTGAAACTGGAACTGATTTAATAGCATCCTATTTAAAATTCTACGAACTTGGCAATTTATTTATGGAGCATTTAGCAGCTGGTAATTTAGATGGCCAAAATGATGTAAAAGTATTTGGTTCTTTTAATAATGACACATCAAGTATATCTGTTAAAAAACGTGTGTTTTTTGGTGATGGGCCTTCCCTTGGTTCACCTGGTGCAATTCGTGTAAAAAATACTGCAAATACATGGCAAATAACTGATGGCAATGGATGGAGGGTAGGTAATACAGGAGATGGAAAAAACATTAATCAATTATTAGTTAATGAAATTATTAAAGGTCAGTTGTTTCCGGTTAGAAAAATGGTTGGGATGAAATTTCAAATACTTGATAGAGATAATCCTTGGTTTCCGCATCTTGCAATTATAAATAATAGCGTTACCTATATTATGGAAAATGCAACATTAGATTTACAAACAGATATAGTTGATGGTACATTTGTAGAAATAACAGACCAAAGCTAATGGGATATACTGAAAAAACAGTTTTATTAAGAGGTTTAAATTTTGATTCTGGTAGAACATCAAATCGAAGTGCTGGCGGTGTAGCAGGTACAGGTTCTATAAATCCTACAAATAGCGAACCGACTACACAAAATAATAGTGTAACAAAAGTATTTACAGAAGAATTTCTTGATTCTTATACTGCAATACTTACAGTTACAAAAAATGGAGGAGTATTACCAGGTGTTACTCAACAAATATTAGTTTTCCAAAATGGTCAATTATTAGTTGATAGTCAATATAGTGTAGCTGGTTCAAATATTACTATTGATTCAGTCACACATTACGATGGTTCTAATTACATCATATTTTTTATAATTATATAATGGAACAAATACCTACACCAAAGAAACAAAGAAGGTTTTTAAAAGCCATTGGGCGCGTTGCAGGTGTTTTAGTGCAAGAGCTGGCTCTTGGTTTAGGAAGAAAATACATAGGTAAAATGATAAACAAAATTAAGATTCCAAAGAAAAGAGAAATTTTGTCATTTCTCCTCCTCCTTTCCTGCACCTTTGCTTTTGCTCAGTATCCAGCAACTGGAAATAAGCAAAGATTAGGTTATCAGACCAGTGGCGATGGGTTGGTTTTTCGAGGAAGGTCAGCCGATACTGTAAGCCTCAAACCTTCTACTATAAATAATGCCTACCATTTATTTGACACAGTTAACAATGTCTTATTTAGCTATATCAAGACTAAAGGAGGATGGAAGTTTAATAATAGCGATACGGTAATTATAAATGGAGTTACCATGCCATTTGACTCCATCACCTTTAACACTGCCAAAGATGGCACGGTGGGAGTAGGTGAGGTTGAATATAATGACACTCAAGGTTCTTTAATTCAAGGTTTAAAGGGTGGTAATGTAACCAATGTAATAGGGCAACAATTACACCAACGGGTTAACAATCGCACGGGCTCAACCTTGGCAAAGGGTACGGTGGTGTATTTGTCAGGAAGTCAAGGTAACAGAATAACCGTTGCAAAAGCATTAGGTATTACTGATGCCTTTTCGGCTAATACTTTTGGAATAGTTGCAGAATCAATCCTACATAATCAAAGCGGATTTGTTATAACTGAGGGATTAATAACAGGAATAAATACAAGTGCTTTAGTCGAAGACTCAGCCGTATATCTTTCGCCAACGGTGGCTGGAGGTCTTACAAGCACCAAGCCTCAAGCACCTCAGCATACCGTTTATATTGGCGTTTGTGTTAAAAGTAATGCTGGCTCTGGAGAATTATTTGTTAAAATTCGTAATGGTCAAGAATTGGAAGAGCTTCACAATGTCCGTATAACCTCGGCTGTAAATAATGCTTCACTTTATTATAAAAGTAATGAGTCATTATGGAGGGATACAACTGCTGCCTTGTTGGTAAGTGATACGGCAAGTATGTTGACAAATTACACAAGAAAAGGTACTTCTGGAACAGTTACAAGTGTAAGCGGAACATTACCTATTTTAGTTGCTACAGGAACAACTACTCCAGTTATAAGTGTAGCTGATGCATCTGGAAGTGCAAGCGGTGTAGTTAATACAACCACACAAACATTTGCAGGTGCAAAAACATTTTCATCAAATGCAATAATAAATGGAAGTTTAACTGTTAACGAAGATGGGTCTTCCGTTGGTGTTTTTAGAGTTGAAGGAGATAATAATATTAGTTTAATCCAAACTGCTCCTGCTTCTGATTTTGTTGGTATTGGTCGTGTTCCTCAAAACGCATTAGATGTACAAGGAGCAGTAAGGTTAAGGACATTAACATTTAATGGAGTGCCAACCAGAATTATTGGAGCAGATGCAACAGGAGATGTTAACGAAATTACACTTGGCACAGGGTTATCATTATCAAGTGGCACATTGTCTTCAACTGCAACAGGCACAGTTACAAATGTTAGTGTAGGAAGTCCAGCAAATGGTTTGAGCGTTGCAACAGGTACAACTACACCTGTTATATCAATGGCATTAGCTGGAGCGTCAACGATAGGTGCAGTTAGTGCAACTACACAAACATTTGGAGGGAGAAAAACATTTGCAAATTTAGTAGGATTTCAAAATGCAATCCAAAGACCAGTTGAAAGTGTAACAGTAAGTAGTGCATCTATTACAACAGTATCAACATGGATAGTAGTTGATTATGCAGGTACAGTTACATTAACTTTTCCAACTGCATCTGCATCAACTGGCACTGAATTTCACATAAAAACAATTACAAATAATGCGGTTGTATCACAATCAAGTAATGTTGTTCCATTAGCAGGAGGTTCGGCAAATACACCTATTCTTTCTGCAACGGCTGGCAAATGGGCAACTCTTGTAAGCGATGGCACTAACTGGGTTATAATGCAAGCAAACTAAAAACTATGAAATCAATAATACTAAAACTTTTTTACCAAGGCTACGAGTTTATTGCTTTCTCCATCTGCTGCGGCTTTGTTGCTTCGTTCTTCATTCCTATTAAAGGATTTTTATTATTTACTGTTTGCGTTGTTTTTGCGGACACAATAACCGGAATAAAGGCAGCAAAAAAAGAGAATCAGCGTATAAGTAGTAAAGGACTTTACCGGACAACAGAAAAAATAATAGTTTATTTTGTTGCTATTTTAACATTTGAGGGTGCAAAAAATACCTTTTCAATTCCTTTCCCAATTACATACATGGTAGCAATGATGATCTCTGCGACAGAATTATTTAGCGTGGCAGAAAACATCAAGCGTATAACTGGCGTTGAATTAGGGACATTAATAACAAGATTTTTCAGACGTTAAAAACAAATAATCATGCAGACTAATTTAAAAGAAGTTTTAAAATCAGCAGACACAATCAAGAGTCCTATAGGTGACATTGCTTGTTATTCAATGAACATAGCGGAACTTGCCGGGGAGGTAAACGTTTTTATGGAAGGCAACAAGGTTAAATTTACATGGAGAGAGTACATTAAACTTGCTCAAATTATTTGGGACAAAATTAAAGAGACATCACGCGAATGTGCAGGAAAGGAAATTTCAGTGAGTTTGCCTCCGAAATTTTCTATTATCTCAGCGGCTTTTTCCCTTATCGGCTTTAAATTATAGGCGCAGCAGGATTCGCTACCTTAGGCAGCCGAGGGCGTTGTATTGATTTACTTCGCCCTTTTTTTTAAAAAAAAAACGATGTTAAAGAAAATATTTCCCAATACTTATGAATTTTTAGATTTTCAAGTGTACCAAAAAGATAGGTATTTTTTACTTATATCAGATGTACATTTAGATAGTGTTCACTGCGATAGAATAAAGCTAAAAGAACACCTTGATTTAGCTTTAGAACGAAATGCACCAGTATTTATATTTGGTGATTTGTTAGACTTGATGCAAGGCAAATATGATCCTCGTTCTAATAAAGCAGATTTAAATCCAAAATACAATACTGCAAGATATATAGATGAAGTCATTAAAGATGTGGTAGAATTTTTGACTCCTTACAAATCTATACTTGCTTTCTATTCACCTGGCAACCATGAAACAAGTGTTGAAAAACGTATTGAATATGGAATAGTAGATAAAATATGCAATCAGTTGGAAATGAGTCAAGGTAATTACTCTGGATATATTTATTGCAGGTTTTTTGCTTATTTAGAAGAAGGTACAAAAGTACCTTTAATTATTGGATATCACCACGGTTATGGAGGAGGTGGGCCAGTAACACGCGACACGATTCAGACCGCAAGAAAAGCCGTTTACCTTCCAGATGCAAATGTTGTTATTAGTGGGCATACGCATGATAGATGGATAGTTCCAATAACACGAAATCGCATTTCAAGATATGGTGAATCAATAGACCAACAATGGCACATTAAAACAGGAACGTATCAAAACGCACCAATAGATTTTAACGGTTATGCTATCGAAAAGGGTTTAGCACCTAAATCTGGTGCTGGTATATGGATGAAATACACAATAGGCTCTGACCTTAAATTAAGTTACAATTTTCAATTCGCAGAATGAAACCAAATGAATTTTTAATATGCCTTGATGCCGGGCATGGTGGCATGAGAAACGGCACAGGGCCAGAGAAATACGTTACCTATCCTTCCAAGTGCTATCAACATCGCACAGGCAAGTTTCATTCCTATGGATGGTTTTTCGAGGGAGTGTTTAATCGCTCTTTAGCTAATTATTTAGAGCAATACCTCCTTGACTATGGCTTTCAAGTGAAAAAGATATACGAGCCTATCAATGACACAACATTAAATAAACGCTGCCAACTTGCCACATCCTACGCAAAAGCAGCTCAGCATTCTATCCTTGTTTCTATCCATGGTAATGCTGCCTCACCTACTGCCAGAGGTTGGGAGATATTTACATCACCAGGAGAAACAAAGTCGGATCTCCTTGCTACTTGCATTGGCGAGCAAGTTAAAATTGCTACACCAGGCTGGGTGCATAGAGCTGATTATTTAGATGGAGATTTGGATAGGGAGGCAAGGTTTCAAATGCTTACCGGTGTGGCAATGCCTGCGGTGTTGTCGGAGAATGGATTCTTTACCAATTATTCTGATGCTGGATTAATGATTGATATAAAGTGGCAGCAAACTATCGCTAAAGCGCACGCAAAGGGCATCTTAGACTACGCTGTGCAGCAAGGTGTAGAATGGGAATAAAAAAGGCGCAAGTATCTCTCTTGCGCCTCTCAAACACCTTTTCTAAACACTCACAAACATTAATTAACAACTATATTTAGCAATAACTTATTTATTATCCTTACGGCTGCCTCTTTGACATCTTCTTTCTCGTTTTTAATATTAATAACTTGCCATAACAAAGATACCATTCTTTCTGGATTCATATACTCGTAGAATCTTTTGTTTTTTTCATCTTTAGAATTGTAAAAAGATACAAGTGTTGATGCAGAGCTTACAACATTATTTGTTTTAATTCCTTTTGGATATTTTGTAACCATAGCTTCACAAAGTGCTACTTGATTTTTATCCATTCCATAATACTTAGTTGCCATGTGTTCCAATTTTTAAAAGTGAAAGTTTTGTTTGTTCTTGTTTCATTTGAAATATGCTTTTGCTATTAACGCTAATTGAAAAGCGTCAATTTCATCTTGTGATAATTTTTTGTTTCCGGTCACTTCAAGTTTCATTCCTTTAATTACGGACATTGCATAATCTACTGTCCATTTGCTGCCTTTATCCTGTGGTGATATTCCTTTCACTGTATGTCCGTATAATTCTAACCAATCAATAGTAAATCTACTCGCTCCTTGATTCATTCCGACATTACGGCTAATCTTTGTTCTTGCCCTTCCATCGACATATTTTCTAAAAGTAATATTTTGCAAAGATGAATCTTCGACTACTACTTTAATGTCTGTTGCCCATGTCAAAGCGTCTTTTGCCCAGTCAGCAAGTTTTTTGTACTTTCCAAAATAAACTTTTTGTTCATCAATTATACAAACGGCAAAGCCATTTAATCGCATAGATGGGTCAATGCCTACGAATTTTGCCATAATTTATTTTTTTATTTAAAAAGTTACGTTTAACATATTTGCTTACAAATTTTAGCAATCCAATATAGTCATAGTATTTATTTTTATACTTCCATATACCTGCCAATGGAAAGTATTCAAAGTTTTGTGTGCCGTAGGTCATGAACATGGTATTATCATAGGTAGTCCTACTATATCCATCCCACAAATCAATGCCAGACAATAAATCATAGGTAATAGTATCAATAGTATACGAATCATCTGCCTCACTGTAATAGCGTCTTTCTAATAAGCCATTGTCTATCTTTTCAAGGCTCATGGTATTATAAGCAAAAAAATGATTGTTCTGTGCCGGTAAATAGATAACTGCCAAGATAAAGCAAACGGCCATTGTAAATTTTATCGGCTGTGTGCTGCTGATGTTTGTCTTAGTTACCTCCCTCACTACTCTTCTCCTTGTCCTTGGCTCTTTCACACCTATGCCGTATGCTTCTATGCCTTTCTCAATAAATTGTATTTCAAGAACATAGCCAAAGCAAATAATAGCACCAATGAAGAAAAACATAGCCCAAAACTCTGTTCCAGTTGTTTGCCCTTGTATGCTAAACCATAACTCCAACAATGCTATAACCGTAGCAATGGCAGCAACACGCGGAGGATATTTACTACGCTTGTCAGATGGGTTTAGGAAATCAATAAAGACAACTGCAAATCTGCCGAACTGGAGCATAAGTGATGCAGGAATAGAAAGGATCAAAGGAAGGGGAAGGAAGTACACATTAAGAGCTGCGGTAATAAGGTATGTTAGAATAATACCTGTAAAAATAATCTTTGGCATTGAGGAGGTAATGTCCTGGAATAGCCATTCAAAGTTTTGGTTGTTAAAATTCTTTTTCATGTTTGTGATGTTTTAATGATTAATGATAAGCAAATATACAAAGTATATTTATATATAATAATAAAATAAAAAAAAAGTGGGAAATAAATTACTTCCCACTGAAAAAAGAACACTAATCACTCCTTTTGGAAAATTTCTTCTCTGCGCTTATACATCTCATCTGCTGGCACAATCGTTAACTCTTTTGCACTTGTTTCGATGCGAAGTTCTTTAAATCTTTCGATTGCCTCCGCTACATCATTAGCAGCTACACTAACAATGCCTTCTTTGTATTTAATAATAAAACGATTTGTTTTAACTTCCATTTTTATTTATTTAAATAGTTTTTACTTGCTACTGGCTCTTTGCCCTGGTCTTTATACTTTGCATCTGCTTTTGAGGCATAGTCGGTGTATGGCATTTCGCTGATGTCGTGGTAGCAAATTTGTGCAATCTTCATGTATGGATAAATCTTTACAGGTTGTACACAAACAAGTTCTAAAGTCCAATGCCCTCTAAAATTTACATCTCCAAAACCTGCAGTAACATGGACAAATAAACCTAATCTTCCTAAACTCGATTTGCCTTGAATTATTGGAACATGGCGAAGTGTCTCCGTATATTCGACAGTTGAGGCAAGGTATAAAATGTTTGGCTGCAAAATCATTCCTTCTTCAGGTATAATCATAGGAGCATAGGCATTCTTCTTCCTTGTGTCAAGAACGTGATCGGTGTACATTAGCAAAGTATTGCTCAGTGTTAAGTCCACACTGTTAGTGCCAATATTTGCTTCTATTAAAGGCTCAATGACAATGTTGCCAGCTGCTATTTCGTCAAAAATGGTCTTGTCTGTTAAAATCATTTTATTTGTTTTTGTAAATCATTTAATTCTGGATGGGTAAAATAAAATTGCGTCAACATTGCGGCATTGCACATTAGGTGTGCTGAGTGCAAAAGTCCACTTTCAGCGTCTATCATTTCACCAAGTCGCATGGCTTCAAGATGACGCATGGCTGAGGCAATAACTAAGGAAAATGGAAAGCCCTTCTCCCAGTTTCCAGCATCGTATTTTTCAAGTCCTTGCGTCCATACTTTGGCGTATTCTCTTTGCGCAATGGCTGGGCAAAGGTCGTAGCGTAGCTTATTTTCATTGTGTCTAATGGCTTCATTCATAAATGAAATGCTTCTAAAGATAAGTTAAAATTATTTGTAAGTTTTAATTGGTGTAGCATCTCCATAGCTACCTCCCTTGTTTCAGCCTGGGCATGGCGGTCGATTCTTTGCTTAAACATATTTATGTACGCGTATAGTGATCCGGTCCAGATAAAGGTAGTGTTTAAATTTAACGGTAAAATGGTACGCGCTTGTTCTTTACTTACACCAAGTTCAATCAAAATCTTATATGAGCTTTGAGCAAACTTAATGACATCCTCCTCAATACTTTTAGCTAAATCATTATTTGTTCCTGTTAGTTCTCCTTCGCTGCCTTGCTTGCTGCTTTTTGACTGAAATCGCCAGTGTTCAATGTTTGAATAGGTGTCGGAAAAATCAACGTATCTTCCAGATATACTATTGGCAGATAAGCCTACTTGGTGCTTGAACAACTGCCGCTCAACGTAGATAGGGCAGGTTATACGGAATTGAATCTGCGGATGGCGAAAGGGAGAAGTGTGACCGTGAGATGCAAGGTAGTTGATTAAGTTCTTGTTTTCGCCACTGGTGTAATTAACTGCCTCTTTGCCATAGCTGACGCGTGCTGCATTAACTACCATTTCATCATTGCCAAATATTTCTAATAGTTCTACTTTCATTTTATCATTTTGTTGGTGTCAACGATATGGTTTATAAATGTAGCAAGGGGCAAAAGTTAAATAGTTTTTACTTAAAGCAGCTAAACCCTCGTAAGGAAAAAACGCAGATTAATTTTTACCACCTTGCTATTTGCCTGTCTATTTCCAGGCTGCCAATTCATCCTCTGACGCAATAGGATGGAAAGAAATGTTTAATTAATAAACAAAACATCCTACTCCGAGGTCTGCAAATGTCTTATGTAGTCATGTGACCTACTAATATTCTTTCTTGACGAAACGAACTCAATAAAGTTCGGTAATTATCACTGGTTATGAGTAACAACTGCTTTACCGCTCGGCATTGCTCAAAGATGGCAGTGGCTTTTGGATATTTACCTTTAACATAGTAATCTGTCAATGTAGAGGAGTGCTTTATTCTTTTATACTCCTCCTCTGCCATGTCACGGATGCAGATCATTAGTAGCTGGCTATATATACTTTCATTCATGCCAGAGATAACAGTGTAGCGTGAATAGTAAGCGGATAACTGACGCAGGTACTCATCACATTCCTCAAGATGTTCAGCACTTGGCGCTGTACTTATCCATGCGTTTACCTCATCACAAAAGGCTTTAATCTCCATCATTTGAGCATTATACTCTTTCACTTTGCGTCTTTTACCGTTAGCAATGTAATTGTCTTTGTTTCTTCTGTAGCTACTCCATAAAGTATTTCCTGCTTCTTCTGTGCTGCCAGTTGCTCCTCCCTTTCCTGTAATTCTGGGCTATGAGTATATGACTTTTTCTGATATGTAGAATAGCTTAATACCTTGTTATCAACTTGCACCATATATCTACTATTTTGCAACTGCTGTTCTATTTGCTTTCTTAATCCATCTCTTTTTATTGTCCAATCCTTAATTAACAAATCCCAATCTATATATTTTTTCATTAAAGATTCCAACTCTTGGTCACAATGCAGCTCATAGGCTTCCGCTATTTCTTCCGCTGCTTTCCTTATCCTTAGTTCTACTTTTTCAAGGTCTTGCATGGTGAAGGTGTGCTGGTATCTTTCATACACATCTGTCCATAAAATACCTTTACCTTTCATTACTGTTTTAAAATACTCTATAAAACAAGTCGGTATAATTCCGTATTGATGAAAAATAACATAGCTATAGGCTTGCATTTGCAAACTATTTTCAAGCCTTTCTTGAGACCATGGAGCAGTGCCTGTTTTAAAATCGCGTATAATTTCAAAGTTTTCGGACGCATTGTCTATATATCCAATGAATTTAAACGTACCAAAATCATGCTCTAACTTATGCTCAACGCGAGGATAGAGAAAAATATTTTGTAAAAAGTTATGAGGAAAGTTAAACACTCTTTGCTCTCCATTGCAATAGTCCTCAATGTCACTGGCAAATTGTTTGCCAAACTCCATCATAGGCGAAGGTGCATCCGGTATGTTTAAAAAATACCTTTTCATATATGCAGATGGATCAGATTCCCAGAGATTAATCTGGGAGATAGAAAGGTGTGGTCGTGGTAGTTTAAGCATTGTCTTCTGTTATGTAAGGTGTTTCCAAAAATTTCTTTAAATCATGAATAAGGTAATCTAATGCTGATTTAATTATTTCTTCTTTATTTATTTTGTTAGCTTCTATTTTATCTTTTTGAAATGCAATAGTATGTACTAATAAAGCTAATCTTGAACTGCCAGTTAATCCCCAGGTTTGTATCTTATCTTGTTCATAATCATAAAATGATACATTGAAATGTGTTTTTCTTTCTAAAGCCATTTTCTTTTGTTTTTAAGTTGTTAAAAAAGAGGCAGCGCAGTTACTGCCTCGTATAGAGTCATTCACCTCAATTTTTGAAATACTTGTATAAAGATAGTGCTTGTCGCTGCAGTTGCACTTTCATGCGGCACTCCAGCCTCACTTATCTTGTTATAGATGTCTATGTATGCCTGTGAGTAAATAGCAGACATCTCAAAGACCATTGCAGCCAAGTCTGGCTTTTCGCTTTGCTGATCAATTACTGCTACTCCAGTCGGTGCTGGCATTGTTTGCGGCTCATCCTCAACTACCTTGTATTTGCCTTTGTCGTCTATCAGTTGTATGTTCTGGCCTGACTTATACCTCTCAATAACATCCCCAGGCTTACCGTACACTCTGACTTGGCTTTGATCCTCCAGTGTTACGAGGATGTTTATTGAAGGCCCATACTGTCCTTCCCTTGGCGCACCTGCACCGTACTTAACTACACCTTTAACGATTTTCATAATAATCTTCTTTTTTGCAGTCTAAAATCTCTTGCTCATATCTATCCCACACATCTGTGAGCTGCTCCGCTATCCAAGGCACATCCAGTGCTTCTGTCATAATTTCGTTAAATAAAACTTGCTGGGCATCGTCAAGTAATTCATAGCGGAAGATTTTGTTAATGGCTTTGTCAACATCTTCTTCTGTTGTTCCTTTAATGTGATAGTCATCCATGAGATAGGATGCAAATCTTTTACTAATGTCGTTCATGTTTTTTTTATTAAGGTGATAAAATAGGGCAGCTGGGGGACTGCCCTTTGAAACAATTATTATAAACTATTACATAATTCAATAAATTCAGCTTCTGGTAAACGTTCCATTAAAATATCTAATACTATATCCTGAACAATGTTTGCAGCCGATGTAAAGTCGTTCATTAATTTTTTTAATTCAAATATTAAATCGTTAGTTGGTAAAGAGTTTAATCTTGAAGTTGCGATTACTGTAAATTCTAAAGCTGTCATGATTGTGTGTTTTAAAAGGTGAAATATATTTTGTTTCTTACGATTATCAAATATACAAAGTATATAAATAATATACAAACATAAAGTAAAAATAAATTAAATTATTTTCATTTTTTAATTACCTTCCTCCATACAGCCAGTTTCTGCGCAATCACTACTGCCCTCTTCATATTACCTTGTTCTATTTTCTTTGCATGGCTGCGGATGGTCATTAGGTCTAATGACTCTGGTGGCTCTTTAAGTGCGATGGCCTGGGCTTCTTCCCACAATGCTCTTTTCTCTCCTTCCTCGTATGTAATCATGTCAAACTTTAGGCACATATCATACCAGTATAGCGGCACTTCTTCCCATGTCTTTCCAGTAAACTCTTTTATCATGGTTGGAAATTCTGCATACAACTTTTCTCTTTCCAATCTTCCCCTTTCCTCCATCTGCACCTGGTGCCGGAGTGCTGCTACTTCGTTGTCATGGCTTGCTATTATTTTCCTCCGGTAAGTCATGTACCCATTTAATATTTTACCAATGGTGTGCATATTTGCCTTGCCGTAGAATTTAACATCATCATCCAGTTCTAAAGTTTCTGCGGAGAACATACGAAAAGCTATTTCAATTTCATTGGCTGCTATCTGCCCAAATGTTTTTACAATCTCCTTGGCTATGTTTGCATAGAAAGCTAAATCGCCATCAATGCCGTACATTGGAAACACGGAGCTGATAACATTCAATGTTTGTTTGTAAGCATCCTTTTGCTCCATGTTGGCAATGCGATTAGATCGGGCTGTAATAATTGCCTGCTCATCGGAGTTGCGCGGTTGGTACTTTGTTAAATTACTCATTAGTAAATTGTTTTAGTTTGTGATAGCTTCTTTGGTATTCAATGTATTTCTGCCTTTGATCCCTGCTCATGGCATGGTACTTGGCGCGGAGGCGTAAGTTCTCGCGTTCGCGGATCTTCTTGTAAGTGTATTCGTTCATGGTTGCGCGGTACTTCTTCATGTACTCACGCATATAGGCATTGCGGTCTTGTTTATTCTTCATAATTTTCTATTTCATGTTCTACTTCTTCCCAATAATGATATTGGTCATAATCCTCTGTGTTCCATTTATCTTGCAACACTTCCCGTGCTGCAAATAAAGCGCAATGCTTTGCTAAAATAGATACAAGGATTTCCTGCCCTAATTCTCCTCCAATGTCTTGGATAAGGATATAGTAGTGATTAAATAGCTCCTTGGCTTTTTCTTTGGGTGTTTGTTTCATAGGTCTAATGTTAATTGTCCAATAGGTTTTTCTGGTCTATAATATTCATCTGTAATAAAATCATATTGAAAATAGTTATTTGAATATTTTTTCCAAAATGTATCCTCGTTAATTTCTATAAGTTTACCGATATGGCAATCATTACATTTAGTATGATTTTTTGGAATGTTATGAAATATTGCTTCACATCCTGGATCACCACATATTTTTATAAGTCCAAGTGTTTTATTTGTCATGGTTGAAATTCATTTACAAGCCTCTCAATTTCCTCCTGTCTGCGCTTCTCCTGTGCGGCAGGGTTGGAATACATAAATTTAGTATAAATGTTATTTGCCTGTGAGTAGATATTGCTAATAGTAAAATTAGCTTTAAGCCACTTATCGCTTATTTGCCATGCAGCCGTGGTAAACATGGTAACCATTTCATCTGGTGCTTGCTCACTGGCAGATACTTTCTTTAGCCATGTTACTAACTTTTTGCAGTTTGCACCATCCTTGGCAGTCATAATAAAATTGCCTTTGTCACTTGGATAGGTCACACCGGCAAGCCGTTCATAGGTGGAGGCAAAGGCGGAAAAGCAGAGGTAGGTCTCGGAGGGTTCGCGGTCTACCTTTTCTTTAGCGCAACTTTCTTTTGGGTCAGAGTCAGTGTTCAGAGAATCATGGTAAGCCTGGCGAGAGAAAGGATTTTTAATTTTTGTTTTGGGGAGTGGATTTTCAAATTCACAACCTTTCTTTGTTGTATTCTTTGTAGTATTCTCTGTAGTATTCTCTGTAATAGTTTCGTTAATATCACTAACACTGTTTAGTGGATTTAACTTATCAAGTTTAGTGGATTTCACTAAACTACTTTTGTTAATTTCACTAAACAACAAATCTGCATCAATCTCATAATGTGTTCTTGCTGGCACTCCTTTAAGGTACATATTCATAAAAGATAAACTTTTAAGCCTTAGTTTAGCACTCCTAAGTTCATTTGCAGTAAGCATTGTTTCCTCCATTATTTCGGCATCACTTTTATAAAATGCTCTGCCATTAACTGCGGAGTACCAATACATGATTTGACTAAGCAATAATCCAGATGTTACACTGCCAGTTAGCTTAATGTAAATTGGATAAACTGCAATAGGTCTTTGATTTAGTTTTATTAGTATTTCTTTCATAATAAAATTATAAAAAAGGTGCAGACATAATATCTGCACCTAATTTAATTATTTATAACTTAAAATTATCCTTGTTTTTCCAGAGTTTCTAAAATTATAAATGTGTTCTATGTTAGATATAATTACACTTAAATGACTATTTTTTCTATATTCAGACGAGTAATTATTTACCTTTTTTATAAAAACATTTAAATCAAATTGTGTATTTTTTAAACAAATTTCTATAGCTCTTAAATAAACTGCATTTTTAGCTTCAGGTATAAGATGTATAATTTTTCTCATGCCATTAAAAATGTATTCAGCATTATTATTGTCTCTAAATTTATATAATCCATCTTTAAAATGATTTGACCTTCCATCTGGATGTGATGTTAATTCTATACAGTTTAATAAACTAAAGTCATTGTTTGTATTATAAAAACTCTTTAGTTTTATATAATTATCATATCCTAAATCACAATAACTATTTAAATAATCTTTCATACTCCAATCTGATGAATTTGCATTAAATACAACTGCATCTTTAAGTTTTGCTTCTGGGTCAACTAAAACCCATACGTAAGTATTTAATTGTTTTGCCGCATACAATCTATGTTGTCCATCAATTACCTCCTTATGTTTATTTATTATTATTGGATTTAATAAATAACCATTTTTTTCTATTGAATCAATAAGCCTTTTAACATGTGCTAAATTTACTGGCCTATTACCTTCAAGTGCTTTAAATTGTTCTAAATCATTAGTCTTATAAACTAATTTTTGATTTTGTGATAAATCTTGTTGGCTCATCGCTGGTATTGCGTCCGCCAACATTGGATTTGTTTGATAATTTAACATATTAAAAATTTAAAAAGTGACAAAAAAAAAGCCCAGCAGGTGGAGACTACTGGGCAGGTGAAACAAAGATTTGTTCCAATTTCCTTTGCATGGTCTCCACTCCGTGCAAAAGAATACACAAATATAATACTTTTTTAATTCTTTTCGACTATTTGTTTTACCTCATTCCTATCCTCTATAAATCCACTGCCATGACTTCCTCCAACTATCTTTAGATACTGGTTCTCAACGCTTGCACTGTTTATAATCACTTGTGCAACATCTGCCACAACCTTGGCTTTGGCAATGT